CAAATCCCATATACCAATGTAACAACAGATGACTTTGATTACTCTTCTGCATTTACTTATGATGGCTCTTCTCTTTATGTGCAGTCTGGTATTACTCTAAATAATCCAGCATCAACAGCTTCTATTGATAGCACATTTACTATGTCCAAAGATGTAAAATTAGCTGGTGGTGGTTCAGGCATGTTATGGTTAATGAAAGATAGTGCCGATAATAATACCTACTACGGTGGAATTTCTTGTGAAATTGCTGACCCTACAAATGGTTCAGAAGATGGAACAATACATATAAGAGAAATGATTGGTGGTTCACTGGTAAATGCGTTTAATCTTGTCGGTGGAAACATTGAAACTATCGGAGATTTAACACACGATGACTCTACTGCTTCTGACTTCTCCATTTATAATGCCGACCAAGATAAAGATATACTTGTTAAGATTAACGATGGTGGCACACCAAGAACAGCTATTCAAGTTCACGGTGATGAAGGTTCTGTAAGTTTCCCTAGACAAAGTGGGGCTTCGGCTCACAGAAACGCAAACCAAACAATAGCTACTTCAACTTGGACGACTGTTGAAGTGAATACGGAATTTTTTGATACTCTTGGGGAATTAGACTTAGTAACCAATAAAGGAAGATTTACCGCAAAAAAAGATGGTATTTATATGGCTAGTGGTTCTGTTAACTGGTTAAACACAAATGCCAATGTTGAATATTATCTAGCAATAAGAAAAAATACTGCAGACTATACCGCTTGGCAACATTACGAAAGTTCTGCTACAAATGCGTTTTTACCATTATCCACCTCCTCTTTATTTACATTATCTGTTGGAGATTACTTGGAATTAGTAGTCTTTCAAAATAGTGGAGGTAATGAAACAATAGAAGGGGTTTCAAAATGGAGGGTTGGCTTCTCTATAGCCAAAATACATTAAATGAAAATACTAAAAATAACAAAGTTTGATAAAGACATGATTGAGGTAACGCTGGAGGGCTACGAACACGCTAGACCTTGTTTCCCTGCTACAATAAGTAAAGAGAATCTGGAAACAGAACTTAAAGCATGGAAAGTAAATCAGGATTCAGTAGATGCAGAGAACGCTAATACAACTCCAGCTAAAGAAACACCGCTGACTAAAGAAATAACCGACCTAGTCGGAAAGGAGATATAATATGGACGTAACAATCAGAAATATTATGAATATTTTGTTGATACCAATTATGTTAGAGATGATGCTGCCAACTATGATTCTGGTGGTAATGGTGGGCAGATGCGATTAGTTGTAACTGCAGCTGACAAGATAATCATAAGGTCTAAGTTATTAGATTCTGAAACTCCAGCTAGCAATAACTATGCTAATGATACTCAGAGTAGAATTAGGATAAATAGAATAACTTATTCAACTTAATTTTGAATAAGAAGAATATAATGATTAAGGAGATGGTAATAATGGATAAGAAACAAGCAATGGATTTGTTGACACAAGTTTGTGCCAACTTTAGAGGAACTATTCAAGAGCATCAGGCTTTACAACAAGCTCTTAAAATAGTTTCAGAAGAAGAAGCAACAGTTAATATCGAAAAGTCTACATTAAGAAATAGTGGAATTGATGTAAATAAAAAAGGAGGCAAAAAAAATGGTTGATGTGACCATTAAAGACGTTCCTAGTGGAGCAGAAGATAGTGTAATGAATTTGGGGATGGTTGCAATAGAGAGATTCATAAAAACAAGAGATGTGAAAGTAGAGAAAGAAGTTTCGGACAAGTTCACTACAGATATAAATACAATAAGAGAAGCGAATGGTCTTGAAAAGAAATATCCTGACACAATAAAAGAAGAAGTATTAGAACCATAAAACGGAGGTGAAATAATGGTAGATGTAACAATAAATAAGAAAACAATTATAAAAACAGAGAAAACAAAGCCAACGATAAAAGTGGAGCCAAAATAAATATATTTAAATAAAAGCAAAAGCAAGGGTTATTATAGTGATATCATGTCTGTAAAAATTAGAGTTAGGAATCCAGAAGTATCTGATCTAGAGAGAACAAAATTAACTTCAGATGTTTCATCTGGAACAACAATAGATGTTGATAGTGTTACTGGGTTCTCCGCAACCGATTATATTGTAGTTGGAGAACCAAAATCAGATTTTGCGGAAACAAAAAATATTTCAAGCATTTCGAGTTTAACAATAACTATTAGTTCTGCAATTGCAAGAAGCCATTATGATGGAGATGGGGTATATAAAACCCTTTATAATCAAATAAAGATTTATAGATCAGATTCTAAGACTGGAACATTTTCAGCAATAGCTACAATTGATGCTGATTTTTCTGATCACGATGGAGAAACAGTGTATAGTGATGCGACAGGAACAACATCAAAATGGTATAAATCAAGTTTTTATAATTCTACTTCTATTCAAGAATCTGAACTATCCAGTGCTTCAAAAGGATCTGGACCTTACGCATACATAACTCCTGCTGAATTTAGATTAAGAACTGGTATAACAGCTAATGATTGTCCAGACTCTGCATTAGAAACATTTTTGAATCGTGCAACTAGCGAGATACGAGACAATATTTATATTTTAAGGAGAAGAGAAGTTATTTCAAAAACACTTGAGGGAAGTGAGAACAGATACTATTTTACACACTTATACTTAGCTGATGATAATCTTGATGGAGTTGTAGACAAAAACGATATGGAGGTTCTAGAAAGAAACTCTGATGGTTCAGTAGAAAATGATATAACAGACCAAGTAGACACTTTGAATCAATACGATGGTTACTTTACTTTGAACACTGGGTATCCTTCAGATGACACTTACAATATTTTTGTAACATATCGTTGGACAAGATATCCTTTTGCGGAAGTTACAGAAGACTTGGAAGAGCTTAATCTTTCACTTGCTATGCAATGGGTTATTGATTATATTAGAACAATAGCTTTTAAGAGAGGAGTAACTAGCCAAGGAACCTCTGGAATGAATATTAATAGAAGCCCAGATGTTTTAAATGATTTATATAAACATTATGAAGAAGTTTCAAAAGATAGATATCGAAAAGTAAAGCCAATAAAGTTTGTTAAATATAGGGGGAATACTGGACTTACTCAAACTCCGGGAAGGAGAGTACAACCAATAAAAGTGGATAGTATGTATTCAGAAGAGGATCTTGATCAAAAACTATTTAGATACCGGAGGAGAAATTAATGTCTTTAAACCCTAAAATAGATTTTGATTCATTTATTGAAGAATTTGGAACACGTGTTATTTGGAGAAAAAACACAGAAGAATATGATGCACAAACAGGTGAACCATTAAACAGTTTTACCGAGAGACCAATAAAAGCCATTATTTATAGTTTATCAAAAATGGAGAGAATAATGAATCCAGCAACCCTTGATGAACAAATAATAAATGCTAATTTTAAAGGAGATTCTGGCGTAGTAATAAACGATGAAATAAAGATTGGAACAGAAATATATAAGGTAAAGCGATTAATAGAGAATCCAACTATTTCTTTCCCAACAGAAAATATTAATAATACTACTGTCTTGAAAACATTCGAGTTAAGAAAAAGAGTAGAGAGTGCTTAAAATGGCTGATCCCGAAATAGAAAGGGGAATGAATAAGTGGCTAGAAAACTTTTTAGAAGAATTTTGTAAAGCTGTTGTTCTTGATGCGATGGAGAATGCTTCAGAGCACGGAGAATTAAGAAACTCTATAAAGTGGGAAAAAACAGGAGACTTGCAATACAGAATATATTCTGATCATCCTGCTGCAAAATTTATCGAGTATGGCACAAGAGCACACACAATAAGACCAAGGAATAAGAAATCTCTTGCCTTTAGTATTGGGGGAAGCGATGTCATGGTTAAGGGTGTTGAACATCCAGGATGTTTTTTAGATGGAAATGTTAATATAGAAACGATTGAAGGAAAGAAGAGAATATCGGAAATAAAAATCGGAGATTTAGTATTAACACATCTAAACAGATACAAAAAAGTAAAAAAAACATTAAGAGGTTCATTCAAAGAAAATGAAGAATATATAAGAATAGAAACACCTTTAGGTGGACATATTTCTGTAACACTTGAGCACAAGATTCTTTGTTTAGAAAATAATGAAAAAATTTGGAAAGACGCTAAGAATATAAAGAAAAATGATGTTTTGTTTATAAATATTTCTAGAAAAGAAAACAACAAAAAAAAAGTTAAATGTAAAATATGTGGTGTAAATTTTAAAAATCTTCAGACACACATCAGGGTTCATAATTTTACTAAAAAAATGTATCTTAAAAAATATCCCGACGATACGAAATATTTTGAAAGCAAAGAATCTTTTTCGAAAAAAGGTATTGCTGGTGCAAAAATTACATCAGAAATGTATAAGAAAGGGAAAATAAAAATATGGAATAAAGGATTGACTAAAGAAACAAGCATTAGTATTTTAAAAGGAACAATTAAAAGCAAAGAAACAATTAGAAGAAAAATAAAAAATGGGTGTTATTGGACTCAATTAGAGAAAGAAAGATATAAGAAAGCTATTGAAAAAACTAGAAAAAAAACAGTGGAACGAGCTCGTTTAGGCATACATAATTTTCAAGATCCCGAAGAACATAAAATTGCAATGAAAGCATTAGGTAAAAAACATAATGGTGGAACATATATTGAAATAAAAATGGAAAAGTATCTCAAAAAAATAAATAAAAAATTTGAGAAGCAATATCCTATAAAAAGAAAAGTAAAAACAAAGAATGGAAAAAACAGATATTTTTTTGTTGATTTTTTTATACCTAAAGACAATTTGTTAATAGAGTGTGATGGTAAATATTGGCACAATTGGAAATCTGACAGAAAACGAGATAAAGAGATACTCTCGATTTTTCCCCACTACAAAATAGCACATGTAACATTTGGTAAAAATATTAATTGGAAAATCTTTGATTTAAAAAGAATAAAAGAGGTGTCTTTGATTGAAAAAAAATAAAATAATACCAGTTTTTGTCGAAAAAATTGAAAAAAGAAAAATAAAGAAAAAGAGAGGAATACTTTATGATTTGGAAGTAGAAGATGACGGAAGTTATATCGCTGGAAATATTGTTGTACATAATTCTCCTCCAAGACCATTCATGGAACCAAGTATTATTCTTAATTTACAGAGAAGAGAAAACAAACAATAAAAATATATTTAAATAAAAGAAAACGGCTTCTATTTTTAACTCTAAGGAAGAGTTTCAATAAACTGCAAGGAGCAGGTATAAATGAAGAGATTAAAGAATGCTATAATTAACGATTTCCGTAAATTCTTAACAGATCCAGCCGAGAGAGGAACAACAACTTCTGATACATTTAGTGGTGATGGATCAACGACAGAATTTACTTTAACTAAAAGATCCCTAATGTATGTAGACAGCATAACAATTGATGGGACAGCAAAAAAACTTAATAGAGATTATTATATTGATTTTGGTAGAAGCAAAACTTATGGAATAATAACTTTTGTTTCAGCACCAAGCAATAGTACTGTAATAATTGTTTCTTATTATTATGGAGAAAACTGGATTTACCCTGGATTCCCTAGAAAAGATGCTAATATGCCAAGGCTTGGTTTTAGAAGAATAGGTGGAGGAGCAAAAAGTGCTGGTGTTGGAGACCAAGTTGAGTTCATTGAACCAGTTTATAGAATTGGTATTTGGGTTAGAAGTGGAGATCCTTACACAATAGATGGAGAAACCTATTCCGGAGATAAATTATTAGACTTTATTGAGAATGATATTTACAAAAAAATAGTTTCTATGCGTAGAGATCATTATGAACCATACAAAGTTACAACGATGCGAGTTGAAGATGGTGTAGATGTTGATTTTGATGAAGCATTTGAGCTTAATAGGAGGGAAATGAGAATATATTTCCATTATCAGAAAAGTTATTAAGTGTTTAGGCTTAACAAAACACTTAAAAAGTATTAAAGAAAAAGTAATGAAAGGAAAATCGTCATGATAGTGATTGTTTTTTTAACAAAAGTAAAAAAAAGTAATAAAAAATAGGTAGGTGAATTAATAATGACAAGTATTGGAGGTATAAAAGGTAGAGTTGCCTTTGTAAAGGAATCAGATTATGGTACAGATCCTGGATCAGGGTATGGAACTATTGGGATGATTCAAGGAAGTCCAGAAGTAACAGGAGATAATCAAACAATTCCTGTAAATGCTGCTGGAAGAATAAATTCGAGAAGAATATTAGCAGGTGCATTTAAATGTGGTGCATCAGTTGATTGGTTTGTTCAAGATGCGAATTTTTTAATTCTTAGTCTTGGGGCTTTTGATACAACAAGTCCCGTAACAAATACAAGCAATTATCAACACTATGGTGTTTCAGAGGATACAACATCAACTGATACAACACCTGTTGAGTATGAGATAAATCCATTCACACTAAGTTTTGGATTAGAAGCAACAACAGATGATGTATTAACTGTTACTGGATGTAAAACAAATTCATTAACATTAACACTGAACACAAATGAACCATTGAGAGCAAGTGCTACAATAATGGGACAAAAAATAAATTATGGTACTTCAGCACAAACAATAACTGAAATCGGTTATGGTCCTTGGATGTATCACGATAAAGGAACATTAATGCTAGATGACGCAGCAGTTGCTGATTTAACTGAATTATCAGTAACAGTAGAGAATAACTTGAAAGAGGTTGTTGGAATATTACCAACAAGTAGCAAGAGATGCATAACAGATTTGTTGCAAGGTAATAGAACAGTTTCTGGCTCAGTTACATTCAATTATGATACATACACAGAATTGAGCAAGTTTTTGGGTGATACAGATAATGCAACAAGTGTTGATGATGATGATGTAAAAAGTTTCGACATAACAGTTTTATTAGACAATAGTGAAACAACAACAAGTGCAGATTACAGAGGAATATATTTAGAACTAAAAGATGTTAAGTTAGGAACATTAAGAAAAAGTATACCAATGGATGGAAGCGTAGTACAAGAAACATATGAGTTCAAAGCAAGGAAAGTAAGAGCGTCATATTACGATACTACAGATACAGATCCATGGTAAAATTAAAAAATATGGAGGAATGTTAAATGGAAGAAAATTTGGTTGAGTTCAAGGCTCCTTCGGGAGACGAATACGAGTTTAGGAGATTAAAGTATCTCGAAAGAAATGATGTTTTGAGGAAAGGAAACAAAATAACAGCGAACATAAAGAAAGGCAAAGAACCAGAATTAAGCACAGAACCTGATCCATATGCTTTGCGAGAAGAGCAATTATGGAGATGTATAGTTAAGGCACCATGGTTAGGTGAAGGAAAAAAATGTTCGAGAGAAGACTTAAATAATATCAAGACAGAGGATATTGAAGGAATAGAAAAATTCGTTGATGGACTCAACTTCCCAAAGAGTGATGTTGAGGAAAAATCCGATGGGCAGTGAGGGCAGAAGCCCAAATTGATGATCCAGAGTTAATAGAAATATTTAGACTCTATGGATTATCAACAAAATTTAAGTCATTGCCCAGAGCTGGTGGCATCTATGAACAAGATGCTTTACTAATGGATTATTTCTCAATAATCATGGATCAAGTGAACAAAGAAAAAAAGATAGAGATGGAAAAGACACGAACAAGCGCAAGATCAAGGAGTTTGAGATAAAATGCCAATAGAGCAAGATTTAATATTTAATATAAAAACTAAAGGTGGAGCCCAAGCTACTGGTGCTGTATCAGCTTCTAAAAAAGCATTAGAGAGCGGAGCAGCAAAAGCATCTGCTGGATCTGCTGGATTATTATCTAGTCTTCTCGGTGGAGGAGGAGGAAAAGGTGGAGCCATGGGTGGAATGATGGCACCACTTCAATCAATTCTTGGTGTAGTTACCAAGCTTGGTGGAATAGTTTTACCATTACTTGGTATCGCTGCTGGATTCGCCTTAATTGTTATGGCAAGTAAAGCCCTTCAAAAAACACTTGGTAATATTGGAAAACTAATTCTTTTAGCTCTTAGACCAATAGGGGATATGCTTTCAATAATTTTTATGCCACTAATGATGCTAATAAAACCACTTGCCATGTTTGTTAATGGATTATTCAGACCATTCATTAGAGAAGCAAGAAGAGCATTTATGTTGGGAATGAAATTCTTTAGACTAGCTGGACAAGCAGAAACTCCTGAGCTTGCTGAAGCTCTTAATTTAGAAGGATTAGGATCCATGTTTGATGGGATACAATTAATGCTTATGCCAGTAGTGAAAATTATTGCGATAGCAATTGGTGAAGGATTAAAATTAGGTATAGATGTTATTCTTGCTCCAGCCCAATTACTTATAATGGCTCTCTCTGCAGTAGGAGACATGTTAATCGATAGTAGTATTCCTGGAGTTGTTCAATTAGGAGAAGCATTAAAAGGATTGTCTACAGAAGGACAAAAATTTGTAGATCTTATTAAAACAGAAGCAAAAACAGGTATCGATAATTCAGTTCAAGGAATGTTAGACTCTGTTGATGATTGGCATGCTAATGTTCTTGCCCATCAAGCAGCTCTTGAAGCTCTTTATCTTGACGCAGAAAAAGGAATTAATTTAATAAATAGCTTAGAAATTTCTGAGGAACAAGAGGCTGCGTTAGAAAAACAACTTGCAGAAAATATTTCTATTGGAAGCACTGAAGCAGCAGTACTTGCAACTACTGCTTGGAATTTAGCAGTAGAATCGATGAAAGACAAGCTTACTGGAGAAAGTGGACTTTCTGGTTCTTTTGATTCAATGCTTGATAGAGTACAAACAAAAGTAGATTCTTTATTCCCTGCAGAATCCGAATCTACTACAGATGAATCTAGTACTACTGGATTTGATCTATTAACATTTTTTGGACAATTACAAGATATGATGGCAATTCCAACTCTTGGTATTGGAAACCAAGGATTAGAAATAAAGGGATTTTTTGGTATTTTGGATGCACCTTTTGCTGCATTAAAAGGTAGTTTAAATTCTCTTGTAGAAGGAACTGATCCAGTAAAAGGTGCATTTAAAAGTCTTAGAGAAAGATTAATTGAAGGAAGTCCAAGTTTGGAAGCATTTAAAAAAGCTACTGATAAAGCAACACGTCGAAGTGGTCTTGTTGATTTTAAAAAATGGATTGATAATTCTTCTTCATCACTTGAAAGCTTTATAAATACTACTACCGATGGAATAAAAGCTATTGGTAATGCAGTAACAACATGTTTGAATGCAGCAAATAGAGCGGAAACAGCAGCAAACAATTCGTATCATCCAACAAGAGGATATGCTTCTGGAACAAGTTTTGTTCCAGAGACTGGTCCATATATTTTGCATAAAGGGGAAACTGTTATTCCAGAGGGAGCAAATAGTTCTGGATCAACAATAAATTTCGGTGGTGTTACAATAAATGCAATAGATGCTGATGATGTAAAAAACAAGTTAGATGAATTAGTGAGAGACAACATGAGGAAACTATCTTAGAGGTGATTAAATGGGAGTACGAATATATGACACAACTGGAACATTTCCAAGTTTGAATAAAACTGGAGATGCATTATTTACTTTTGATCCAGAGCCAGAAACAATAAAATTCTCTTATAAAAAACAGAATGATTTTCAAGAAATACCTTTCGAATTTTTGCCAGAGAACTGGGATTCTTATTATCAAGTAAGATCAATAACTGTTGGCGGAAAAATTTCTAATACAAGCCTTTCTGGAACAGCAACAAGTGGAACAAATTCTACACTTGTAAATACAAATGCGATTTTCTCAAACTCAACATATACTGGAGGAACAATAACAATAACAAGCGGGACAGGAAATGGACAAACGAAAACAATTTCTTCAAATACAACAACAATCATAACTATTACTGGAGCATGGAGTATAAATCCAGATGCAACAAGCAAATACTTAATAAAAGCTACAGATGTTAAGGAAAAAATGGAGAATCTTGATAAATTATCTTTTTATTATGCAATAGCAACGGGATACCCAACTGGCGGACAAGCAGAATTTACTAATAGTGCTGGAGAAAAAATCTATGCTCTAGAAATAGATTTTCCAGGAAGCAAAACAAAGCTTGTTTTTGTGGCATTCGAGGGAAATGATTTTTCTCTAGAAAAAGGTCTTTACATAAGTTTTACCTCAACTTTCCGAGAAGTATCAAGTGTATATGTGATGTAAAATGGCTGAACGGACACAATTAAGATACTATGTCGATATAGGTGGTTCTACAATAAGTAAAATACTTAGTGTTACATCTAAAAAAAGAATGACAAATCAGTCCGGAAGCTTTAATCTAAAAGTCCATGATCCAATCAACACCTTATATGACACTATTTCTTCTGGAGACGAGATAGAGATTTTTAGGCAATCAGATGACAAACAAGTATTCGGTGGATACATTGAACCAATTAAGAGAAACAAGAAAAAGTCTTATGAATTAACAATAACAGGTGGAGATTATACAACAAAACTTAATCAGATACTTGTTCGTGCCCAAGTTTATAATGAAAGAGAATACAGTGTAATTATTCGTGACTTAATGAATACTTATATAATGGCAACAGATGTTATTGATGACATGAATGAAACAACTGATTGGGTAGCAGCAGATGATTTTAGTAACTTGAGTGCTGAGAGTGGAGATGATGCCAATGATAATCCTATTTCTAGACTAGGAAGTGCTTGCTTGAGTGTTGATTGCACTTATAGTGCTGGGGTGGGAACACTAACAAAAACAATGGGTAGTTCACTAACTTTAGCAGCAACAGACTATATTTGCATGTATTTATATATTGCTGATACAGATAATTTGGGAACCAATGTTGTTCTAAGATTTGGGCAAGACGCAAGCAATTATTATACAATAACAAAAGCTAGTTCAGGATTATCAGATGGTTGGAACTATATTGAATTTGATGTTGCTGACAAAGTTAGTGGGGCAGGAAGTCCTTCTTTAACAGCAGTAGATTATTATCAAGTTCGTGTCGATATTGATAGTGGAGCAAGTTCAATTAACTTGTATTTCGATGACTTGAGAAGAACACCTCACACTTCAGCAGATTTTACTGTTTCAAATGTTTCAACAACAGAATACTATTCAGATATTTTGTTTAAGAACATGACGGCTTTTGAGTCAATAAAAAAGGTTGCTCAATTAAGACCAAATGATTACGATTTTTTCGTGGACTTAACAAAGGTTCTTAATTTCGGTATTTTTGGAACAACAGATAGTGGTGTTGATTTAATAAGAGGAACGAATATTTTGAAGGATGAGTTTTTTGATGATGATGAGAATCTTGTTAATGTTGTTACTGTTTATGGTGGCAGACAACTATACACATACGAAGATAGTTTCGATGGTGATGGATCAACAGATACTTTTACACTAGGATACGAGCCTGTTGATACATATGTTGAGGTTGGTGGAGTAAAGCAATTAGGTTACCAAAAAGACATGGCAACAACAACTTTTGACTATAGAATGGATCAAGAGAACAAGAATGTTATTTTTGAGAGTGGAAGTATCCCAGGAGCTGGAAGCGGGAATGTTGTGGTGAGATACACTTATTCTGTTCCAATAATTGTTCAGAATCAAGATGATGCAAGTATTACTTCTTATGGAAAGAGAGAAAAAAAGATTGAGAATCCTCACTTAAAAACAAGAGATGATGCTGCTGTAGTAGCATCAAATTATTTAGAGAGATACAAGGATCCAATAATAAATGGAAAAGTAACAAGTAAAATAGAGCCAACCATTGATGTTGGTGAAACAGTTGATGTAACAGATGCAAAATTTTTTGATGCTACTCAAACACTTACTGTAATTGAGATGTCAACAACATATATTGGTGGAACACCAAAAACAGAATTTACACTTACAGATATTTTTAAGTCTACTGAAATGTATTTGAATGAATTATTTGAAAGAGTTAATGCATTAGAAGAAAAAGAGAAAGGAGAATCAGAAGCTATCTCTAGATTAACTCCGTTCTTAGATGACTTAAATTTAACAGATAGTGGTAGCAATTTAGAAATAAAAACAAGAACTCCAACTGGAGGATTCATTTTTGGAAACGCAACAATAGGTTTACTTGATGATAGTCCTTTGGGAAATGCTGGAGCAGTTGCTTGGAGTACAGATCAAGCAACAAACAAGAGTGGGTGAAATACATGAATGAAAAAATGAGATTAAAGGGAAAATTCAAAATATATGGAGTTAGAACTCTAGAAGAGAGAGCAATTGGTAAAGGAGAACTATTAGTTGATAAAAAGAATTTAATAGTTACTGCTGGAAAAAACCTTGTTAGAGACAAATTGAATGGGGACGATACAACAACTTATTTACAGGGATTTGCGTTTGGGACAGGAACAACCGCACCTGCTGTTGGAGATACAGATCTTGAGACAGTAGTAGCTTATAGTGGTGTGAATAAATATAAAGCATTTCAAACATACGCAAACTCAGATGCTTCAACAGAATACATCGGTTGGTTTGCTTCTACGGAACCAGTTACACAACCAGTTGATATCACAGAAGTCGGGTTGTTTTCTAGCACAGGAACAAGTGGTGGAACAATGTATTGCAGACAAACATTTGATGCAATAACAAAAACAACTTCATTAGAGCTTCGTTTAGAATACACACTGGGGTTTTAATATATATATTTAAATAAAAGAAATAAGAAACAAAATATTAGGAGGTATTTAATATGACAGAAGGTGTTTTTCCAAAATGTGATGGATGTTGTTTTTACGCAAGTGAAGCAAATATAGTTAATGTTGCAACCGAGACAGCACTAGAGAATGCAATGAATATTGCTAGTCTTCAGTTCTGCCAAACTGTTACAGACATTGATCATGATTATTTGGTAGTAGATGTTATGTCTGATAATGGTGGATACAATAATACTATTTGTAATGCTGATTCAACCGCAGATTATAATGGTTCTGACTTAACAGGAGCTTATGAGAATACTGGACCAGCTTGTGATTGTGTTGTTACTGAAGACATTTGTTTTGATGGAGAAGTTGAGCAAGTATATTTAACAGCAGTGAATGCTGGAACAGGAACAATTCTTTATAATGTTGTGAATGCAACAGGTGGAGCAACTCTTTGCTCTGGACTAAGCTTGAATTGTCAATACTCTATGTCTTGTTGTGTATGCTGTATCAGACTTGAATTTGCTTTTTGTACTGATGCTTTAAGCTGTTTGCGTAACTATGCTTTAGCGGTGGTAACAGTATGACTGTTGAAAGTTGTTTTCCAAAAGATCCTTGCAACATATATTATGCTTCGGAATTTAATACAGCATACTATGTCGCAGAAAGTGGTTTGGAAACAGCAATGAATATTGCAGCACTTCAATAATCTGATAGTGTTAGTGATATAGACCACGACTATATGTTAGTGGATATTATGACAGATGCTACAGGATACAATAATACTGTTTGTGACACCGACACTACTTCAAAATTTTGTGGAACTGCTTTAACAGGAAATTATAGGAATGCTTGTTGTAAAGCAAATGCTGTTGTTGGTTGTTTGGCTTATTGTTATGGATATGTTTCTGGATGTACTGGAGGCTGGGTTATTTGTAAATCAGATTATGGTTTAAGAGTACATGTTTCCGAAGGAGGTTGTAATATGTCTGGGTATGCACACGGTATTACTTGTATTGCTTCTGAAGATTTTGATGAAGCAAATGATTATCTTATTGAGTTTAAGATTTTGTGTTTCATTAATAGGTCTAGAGAAGGAAATGGTGGTGGTGACATCGCTTCTTTGCAAGTTTGTGGTTCTCATGATAATTATTCTTGTTGTATAACTGGAACCAATGACGTATTTGGTATTACTAATTGTTATTGTTACAAAAAAGCCAGCACTAATTGTTGGGATTTTTATAAAAATGGGACTTGTCTTTGTCAAGTAACAATGAGTGCCTTTCCAAATATTATTTTTACTGGTTGCGGATATATTGAAAGTGGAACTCACTGTTCTAGGTCTGTTTATGCTTATGCTTGCATGAGTGATATTTGTGAACACTGTATTATTAGTTCAAAGGTAGTTACTGAAGATATTGATTTTGGAAGCGAAGTTTCTCAATTATATATTACTGATGAAGTTTGCGGAACAGGAACAACAACTTATAATGTTGTAAATCCTACTGGAGGAGCGTGCCTTTGCACTGGTTTAACAACAAAATGTAATTATGCTATGGATTGTTGCTTATGTTCTTTAAGATTTGAAATTGTTCAATGCGATGATGATGTATCATGTGTAAAAAGTTATGCTATGGCTGTGGTTACAGCTTAATGGAGGTAATAAAATGACTGAAAAAGAAAAAGTATTCATAAAAATTGATGGAGGAATAGGTAGATGTATTGCTGCTACTGGAGTAATAGAAGAGTATGCAAAAAATAATCCAGAGAAAGAAATAAATGTAGTTTCAAGTTTTGACTATGTTTTTAATGGATTACCAAGTATCAATAGAGTGTATCCATTTCCCGGAACAAAGTTTTTGTATGAGGATCACATAAAGAAAGGAATATTTATGGAGCCAGAACCATATAATGATGTTTCTTATTATAGAGATGAAAAACATTTAGCAACAGTATTCAACAAACTCATTTCTGGAGAAGAAAAGTTTGTTCAACCTAAAATGGTTTTAACAGAAAACGAGAATGTGGATGCAAAATTATTTATTAAAAGTGAGACACAAAAAAATAAAAAGAAACCAGTTCTTATTCAAATGTGGGGAAGCAGTGGCGGATTCTCTGACGGAGAAAGCGGAGTTAAAGCGGATGAAACATATCGTAGTTTTGGAGAAAAGTTTGGAAAAGCCTTAATAAACAAGCTTTTAGCTAATGGTTTTCAACCCTATTGTGTCCAATTACCTAACCAAATAGCATTCAATGGGAGTAAAGTTTTCCATGATCAAAATGTTAGAAAACTTATTGCTACAATTCCTCATGTTAGTGGTGTAATTGCTTGTGACAGTTTTCTTCATCACGCAAGTGCTTCTCTTGGAACACCTGTTAAAACAATAGCATTGTGGGGAGGAACAAGTGAAAAAAATCTTGGATACAGCGAGCAAACAAATTTTAGAAGCAAGACTGTTGATGAAAACGAGCCAAATAGAGTTCCCCACGATAGATCGTATTACATAAACAAGAACAAGGATTGTAATGAATTTAATTTAGGTTTAATAGATAAAATATTGGAGGTGCTGAAAGATGGCGAAAATAGTAGCGAGAAAGGATCTAAAAACGAAATCAAAGGAGGATCCGGAGAAAAAGAAGAAAAAATCGATGGTTCCAGATGATCCAGAACCACGTAAAGAAATAAGTTTAAATAGAAGAAAAAAGGTTCAAATTATAAGGAAAGTTTGGTCTGAACCAGATATATTAAGAGTTATTCAAAATACGAAACTAGCAATGGAAGAATATAAAAAACTTGATTTAGACACAAAGGATCTTGACAAAAAACTTGAGAAGTTTAGGAATAGATTAACGGAGATAAAAAAATGAATTTTTTTTCAAATATTTGGTTAGCAATGGATAATTTTTTCTCAAGCAATGAGAAGGAAAGAATAAAAGAACTTGAGAAAAATAATAATTTATTAAATAGTTCTCTCGGACCCATTCAAAAAGAGAATGTTTTACTTCTAGAAAAAGTTGGAGAACTAGATAAATTAAATAAACAGCTTGAAGATTTTTTAAAACACAACAATGCGTTTCCAAGTCTTCCATATCCTTTTTATAAAAACAAAAGTATTTACAAATATGGTTTTCACATTAGTAATGAAAAAGGTTCTTTTTATTTGAAACCATTTTCTGGCGGAAGCCACTTAACAATATCGTCTTTTTTAGAAGAAATAATAAAAATATCTAATGTAAAAGAAAGTGATGATCCATTAACAGGATTCAATAAAATATTGAATGTTGTTCAAGAAAACACTTCTTATACTTTTGATCAAAATCAATGGGGAGAAAAACACTTTGAGAACTGGACACCAAGCATTATAGTTTGGGCAACAAAACAAGATGATTGTGAAAGTGTTGCTGGTCTTGTTATAAGTGCTTTCTCTTATTATCAATTAACAAGAAATGTTTGGAAAGATTCTTATTCTTTTGTTGGAACTGGTTTATACAATAAACAATATGGACATGGATTCCCTTGTTTGTTTTATGGAAATTCAGAAGATATTTTAGAAGACTTATATATTGGAGAAGCAACATTATCAAATAAAAGGAATACAAAAAAATTAAAAGATTGTAAAAACTATTATTGGTGTAATTGGGGAAACCATAGTTTCATTGACGACTTTAAAGTTGATGAAGATTATGTTTGGTGGAATGAATCAAGTGCAAAACCATTACGGAGTGAGAAAAGAATGACTGGAAAAAGTATTACAAAAAAAGAGAGGAAACAATTCCTTGTTGAAAACAAGATCGAATTTGAGAGAAAAAAGAGTTCTATAGAAAGTTTTTGGAAGATGGGAAGCGATGAAAAACGGTGTTAAATTGGTAGATACAGAATTACAAGACATCCATGATAAATTGGATAAAATTGTAGATGTTACAATAGAGATCAGAGTATTAACAGCTGACCAAGAAAGACACTTAAAGAATCTTAATGGTTCTGTAGTTAGACATGAGAAAGAATTAATAAATGTTTATAAAAAGTTTGATAATCAAAAACAAGGTTGCATGGATATGTTTGGCAAACTCTCCAATAAACTAGATGGAAACACAAAAAACATTAATATGTTTAAGGGAGCAATAGCCCTTGTTGGATTTGCATTAACAGTATTATCAGTTTTAACAGCAATAGGAATATTCACAGCTTAAGGAGGTGTGAGGAATGGATGTAATAATAATTGGTGTGGGAGCTTTGGCAGGTGCCGTAACAGCAGGGATTGGTTACCTAAAAAGTTTTAATATAGATGACAATGGAATAGTTTGGGAACACGAAGACTTTAAAGGTTGGAAGTTTCTAAAAACAACACTACTTGGTGGAGTAGTTGGTGGTTCAGTTGCTTCAACTGGTTGGACAACAGAAGCAGTACACGCATTACTATCTGGTATTGGTGCTACACTAATAGTCGAGAATACAGCAAAATGGATTTGGAGAGAAATCGATAATAGATTTCTATAAAATTCTTTGGTGATTGATGGCTAAACTTTTGGGGAAATGTCTTTATGCTTTACAGCAATATCCTCTTTTATATACTTTTTTTAGTCATACTCATCTTAATTGGGTTTCTTTGGTATTATTATAAAAAATCAAAAGAAAAACCTTTTATACTTAGCATGTTCACAAAAAATGTCGAGAGGGGGTGAAATAGTATGTGGAAATTTGTTGAAGATATTGTAGAAAAAGCATCAGAAGCAACTTGGACTGTAGCAAAAGCATTAGGAGTTCTTGCTACTGCTGGATTAGTATTGTTATTCGCAAAAGTTGGCGTAGACGTAGCAATAGAAATATTCACCAAAGGTGTTGATGCAGTTAATTATGTCCTTGCATTATTGTAAATAATTCAAGACACTAATTGACGGGAGGGAAGGGCGGTAATTATTAATAAAGTTAAAAACAGTTAAAAAAAGAAAGTATAAAGGGCTGAAATATTAACCTCAGCCCTTCTTTTTGTTTTATTTACTCCTTTAACCTAACCTTTTTGCCTTCTTTTGGTATATATGTTACTTTTATGAATGCTTTTCCGCTTGGAGAAGAAACAAATTCATCTCTTAGGAACTCCCCATCGGTTTCCTCAAGAAACTTGTTCTCTTCGTTTACAGCATCTTGTATCCCTGAACGAATATCAACCTCTATTATTTGAACTCTTTCTTTCATTTCAACACCTCCTATAACCCGAGAAACTTATTCAAGGTTTCTGAACTCAACATTTTCTCTGTTTCTTCCAATATTTTTTCTTTCAATATTTCTCTTAACTTTGCCCTAGTTTTTGTTTGAATATCACTGAAAGGAATTAATACATCCCTTATTACTGACTCGTTTGTTATTTTTTTATTTGCTTGTAATGTTATTATCAAATCCTTTTCTTCTACTACCATTTGTATTACCTCCTATTTTTTCTTTTTATTTGGTGGACTTCCCCAATTTTCACTATTACACATAGGACAAACTGGTTTTTTTACTGCGTGCATTAATAGATATATCCAACCAAAAATACCTAATGCCCAAAAACTAATAACGAGCAAAATAATGAAAGCAAGCCAATTTAGTTCTTTTTTTGGTGTTACCATTTTTTCACAATTCATACAATATAACATTCTTTCACCTCCCTTAAATATATTTCATAACATTCTTTTTTATTACCGCTTCGGATATTGCTTGTTTATCATCCAGTGCCTGTAAAACTTTTTCCTCTATTGTATTTCTTGCAACAAGATCATAAACAAATACAGTATTCTTTTGCCCACTTCTGTGTGCACGACTAAGGGCTTGTTGTCTATCAGCGGGAACCCAAGGATTGTTAAGAAAAATAACGTGGTTAGCTTCTTGAAGATTCAAACCAACTCCTCCTGTCATTGTTTGTATAAGGAAAACTCTTTTGTTTGGATCCTCTTTAAAATACTTTAACTGATTTTCTCTATCCTTTATTTCTCCCCAAAGTCTTGAAAAATCAATATTTTCTTGTTCAAGCCTTCCAGCAAGATCCTTTAATGCTTTTGTAAAATCGCAGAACACAAGAATCTTATCGCTCCCTTGATTTATAATACTCTGTATTAGAGAAACACATTCATCAGCTTTTGTGCTAGATTCTCCCATTGTTAATTGATCTCTCTGTATTTCAACATTCTTAGTGTTGCTCCACTTTAAACAAATTTCTCCATTACATAAAACACGAAGCAAAACAAGTTCTCCCATGAAATTGTATTCCATGTCATTAGGATACAGTTTTGCCATATCCTTTTTTTCCTCAACAATGCTTTTTATTTTCTCATAAAACATTTTTTCTTTATTGTTAAGATCAATCCAAATACGCTCTTCAACAACTTTGGGAAGATCCTTTAAAACTTCTTCTCTTGTTCTTCTAATATAGAATGGCTTTATTTTTTCTTTTAATTGTTCAAGATTCTTGTGATCAACAACTTTCTCGAAAAAGTTTCCACCCATGTTAAATAATTTGGTAACCAAAAAATCCTCTTTAAATCTTTTGTATCCACCAAGAACAAGAGGATTAAGAAACTCAAAAATAGAGAACAAGTCTCCGACCATATTTCTTATTGGTGTTCCAGTCAAAATTATTTTTCTTTTTGTTTTCAACATTTTTGCATACTTTGATGTTTTACTAAAAGAATTTTTTATTCTTTGAACCTCGTCAAGAACAACAACATCCCATTTATGGTCAAAGGGGTGATCATCGAATCTCAATAACTCATAATTAATAATTTTTATTCTTTCTCTTCCTTTCCAAAGTTCTTCCCGTTTCTTTTTTGCCCCCTCAATTATTGCTGCACGCATGTGAGAAAACTTTTCTATTTCTTCAAGCCATTGCTTCTTTAAAGAGTTAGGACAAACAATTAAAACATGAGTTGCTTTACCTTTTTCTTTTAAAACATTTAATCCGGCGATAGTCATTATTGTATTATGCATGTATATATCATTACCAAGATAACTATGGTATTTTTCAACTTCTAAATCATAAACAAAAGCTTCAGAATCAATTTCTTCTATCGATACTATTTTTTCATTAGTAATTATCTTAGTCATGAATAGCACCTTTTATTAAGTTCTGTATTAGTTTAATATTCTTTTCTATTTCAATATTAGAAAAATAAAAAATTCTCCAACCTCTTTCTCTAAGAAAACTTATTTTTTTTGTATCTCTTGTACCTACTTCTATACCAATTTTTCTTTTTTGTATACCAAAATCAATCTTATATCCTACAGGATATCTTTTCGGATTTTTAATTTTGTTTATTCTTGATGAAAAATTTGTTTTTACACAACATTGATATTCAAAACCCAGAGGTTTAAAAATACTATTAGCTTTTTCCTCTGTTTTACTTATTATACCATTACCACCTTTACTATTTCCTTTTGATCCATCTAAAGGAAGTTTACCATATTTTTTAAGATTAGTTTTTCTCCACTTTTTTATGGCATTATTCTTCTTCATACCTTTTTTCGTTGCTACACTTATTTTTTCTCTCAAATTATTTGATTTTTCCATACCATAGAATTCTAAATAACTTTTGCCTTTCTTAGTACTATCATGTGTCTTTGACCATTTTATTCGAGATTTAGAAATATTTTTCCTATGTTCTATTGTAAATCTTTTTCCTTTCTTTGTCTTACTAATTTTATTTCTTCTTTCCTTTTCTTTCTTTTTTGTTTTTGCAACCCCACCCATAATTAGTCTAGAACCAAGAACAAAATCTCCGACAGACAATTTTGAAGATTCCACCCAATTATTTCTTGAAAACAATTTATGTTTTTTAGTTACAATTATTTCTTTTCCAGATTCAAATTTTATTTTTAGAATCTTTTCCTTTATTTTTTGTCTAAATAATCTTTTTACATTTCCTGTAACTACGTTTCCTTTTGAATCTATAGACTCTATTTTTATTTGTTTTTTTGGTATTACCCAAATTTCTCCATTCTCCTCTCTTTCACCATTAAAATTTTCATCAAATAATTCTTTTATTTGGATTTTCTTTTTCTCTCCTTTGTTACGGCATCTAATAATAGTACTCCCACTACAACATTTCCCAACTCCCATATCATGGAATAATGCAAAAGAATCGTGATTAATTATTGCATTTGCTCCTTCTCTCTGAAAATCATAAAGGGGGAACTTTAAACCAAAATCACTTATTTGTTCTTTTGGTTTCAAAAACATTTCTGCATAACTATTATCCAAAATATAATCAATTCCCTTTTCTACAAGAATTGGAATAAAGTGTTCTTGCAAATCAGATAAACCTATTGTCCACACTTGTTTTCTAGGATTCCATCTTCTATTGTCTGTGTATTCCTTAATGATGTGAACAATTTTTGGATCGTATGGGAAACGGATTGTTACCGCTCCTTCCTCATAACTTATTGAAATCATTTAATCACCAATAATATCATTGTTAAAAAAGCTTTTAAATATAACTTTTAGGTAAATACTTTTTTTAGTGCTTTACACTCCTTTTCATATAACCCTTTTACCTTAAACTTGTTCAAAGAAAGTGCGTTTTGCACCTCAATAAAGCTTGGATAGACCTCTTTTATCTTTTTAGCCCTAACAATTGATATTCTTGGAACACAAGTTAGAACACTTAAATAAATATCTTCGCCAGTTTGTTGTCGCCTAAGAATCTCTTGCATAACATTTTTTCCATCATTTGTTTTCTCAATAATTTTTTTAATAATTTTTGCATATTGTTGAAGATTATCAACATGAAGTATTTTAACATTGTGTCTGACAGCAACACTTGCTAGCATCCCAAGTCGTTGCTCTAAAGTGAAGTGCTTCATTCCAGTAAAGTGAAGGTTTGCAAAACTACCATGAATAATTAAATACTTGTTATCATAATTATTATCCATGTCAATTAATTGTTCTCTCAAGTGTCCACTTCTCATACTTTGAACAAAATCACCAACCTCTTTCCTCTCAAAAACTATTGTCTTGTCCTTGTCTTCATACAAAGCATCTCCTATTTTTAGATTCTTTGTTTCACATGTTACACCAACTTTTTCAAAAATATTGAAAAGCTTTGGATGGTGAACAAATTCATTCTTGTCTACTTGTAGATTTTCCAATTCTTACACCTCTCTTCTCCTGGATGTGGACAAAGTCCATTCCTTTTTAAATTCTCGCAAGAAGGAAACAATGCTTTGCTTCTTCCGTGACTAGTATAAAGTCTCTTAGGCAAATCTTCTCCAGAACCATTATGTCCTGGAGAACGAAGTCTTGTGCAACGATGAATAAATTCTTCATTGCTCAAGTATTTTCTCAAGATATCAATTGTTTCACTTAACAAGTATCCTTTATCTCTAAAATAACAAATAGCGTGTCTTCCCTTGTCGTATCCCATGTGATCCTCTTGAAGCCATATTGCTACACAATCAGGAAGACCTTTTAAAAAAACATCATTATCTATTTTTATTTTTGTATCACCAGTCATCTCTGGTATATTATATTCCTCTACTTTTTCTGAATCAAAACTTTTTATACTGAATCCTTTTTCTCCATAAAAAATATATACTGGATTCTTTTCTCTGTCCTTTGCTTTCTTTTTTATTTCCTCATACGACATTTTTTCAAGCATCTCGCTTGTGACTGGAATACACCATCGTCTTCTCTTAACATTCCATGTTCCTGGAAGAGTAGCATGCTGATCTATTTTTCCAATACATTTCTCATCAAGGTTTGCTTTCTTTCCATCACCAATAAGGAATCCCATTTTTTTGGATATAAATTCTTGAGCTCCCCTTATTGCTGATCTAGGATTCTTTAATCCTTTAAAGTCTTCTGTAGCTAAATACAAGTGAAATCCAGCACCAGAGAAAAGAATAAAGTGCTTATAGTTTTTTTCTTGTAAAATATCGTGCATTTTTTTGCAATCACTTAAACAAGTTTCTGGATTATCGAAATCAAAAAATAGTTTATCCACTAAAAGATTTTTCTCATCTTCCTCAGGGTTTCCAATATAATTGTATATACTTGTAAAAACCCTTTCCAATCCATTATAGTTTTCTACTTCTCTGGTAAATTCTTCAAGATTATTCACAACTCTCCTGTGCGGGAAAGTTTGCCTAGGAAACTTATTGAATGCACACATTATGTTTCCTGGATACCAGTTCATAAATTATCAACGCCATAACAAAGTGGTTGATATTCACACCCATTACAATTCCAATCGCTTTTGCACATCTTAAATTCTCCTGTCTCTAGTTCTCCCTCAATAAGTTTTCTAACTCTATCATATTTTTTTAATGCACTTTTTACTGATATAGGTTTTACTTTCTCGATAACTGGATTATTTTCACTTGGTGGATTAGAAGTATAAAAGTGTCCCCAGTACTCTGGTATCTGGTCAGGATTATTCACGCACCACAAGTGGTAATAAGTTGCTAACTGAAACCTATCATTAGAAGTTAGTTTCTCTTTTGGTTTACCAGTCTTATAATCAATTATAATGTAGGAGTTTCCATCACTATATACTGCATCAACTATACCAGTTATTCTTCTCTCGAAATCATAGAACTTTCCTTCAGCAGAAACTGGTCTGGCATAGATTCCTTTTTTTCCATCCGGAAGCTTAATAAATATTTGCTTATTAAACTCAACAAAATTATCTAAGTGCTCCTTATGCATCTCATAAACTTCTTTATCAAAAAGCTTTTTTTGATCCTCTAGATCATCCAAAGTTAGTTTTCCGCTTGGCAAGTTCTTATTATATATCTCAATATTTTTGTGTATCATTGTACCTTTTATGAGCCAAGGAATAGTTACTTGTTTTGGTCTTCTTTGAATATACATATACTTGTATTTCCTCGGACAACTAAGATATGCTCCTACTGCTGATGGTGATAATCTAATTTCTTTTTTCATTATTTCTCCCTCCTAACACCTTGTTCTTCTTCAAACTTGTCTTCTTGAAAACAACCAGTGCAACTTCTCGACGTTTCAATAGATAATTCTTTTAATTCCATTTCTTTTCTTCTTTCCCTAACCTCAAAAATTGATAAAGGACTTATTAAGTTTCTTTGCCTACAAGGCATCAAGCATCCGTCTGAAGCCACTACTGGACAAGACCAGTACTTACATCTCCAGTTCTGTGTTATTCCAAAGTTTGGTATTGCATCCAAATAATCTCTGCTATTAATTACTTTGTATTTCTTCTTTTTCTCCTTTATTTCTGAAACGATTCTTTTCAATGAATCTGAATCTTCTGCTGAAAACTTTTCTTTATCAATAACTGCTTTTCTGTCTCTCCAAAAAGAACTATGATATGGAGGGCAAGTATTCTTTATCTCTATTTTCACACCAGAAACAATATCTATTTTAGATAAAAACTTTAATCCATCCAATAGTTTTTCATGATACTTCTTTCCAATAATTATTGAAACCTCGATTTTCTTATTAAGTCTTCTAAAATAATTTTTGTTATCAAGAAGGATCTTCAATGGTATTCTAATTATACAGTTCAATCCGCCTTGTGATAATAATTCAAATGAATAAAAATCATCACTATTGAGAACACTAATTTCTACGGCAGACTCAATATTCTTGTATTCACAATACTTGGAAAGCTTTTTTACATCACTTCTCCAACCATCAAAAATTATTTTCTTCACTCCCTTTGTTTTCAAAATGTTTATTACATTTTTTTCAGCTTCTGTATCGAGACTGCGTCCCTCATCTAATATTATTCTACAAGTTTTCCAGTGGCTAAACATTATATCACCTTAGTTTTCCTTTTTATCATTGGATACCCATTCCTTTTATTAGTTACAACAACACACCCTTTAGGGATGCCACAAAATCCTTCTCTCTTTTCTTTTAGAAAAAAATATATTCTACCATTATTATTCTTTTTTTCGTGCAAAAAATATTCTTTTTCCTTTTCATCAACAAAAATATATCCCAAAACTTATTCCTCCATTATATTATATATTAAAAACCCTTTTAAATATTATCACCAAAACGCATGATTGTTCTTTCTAACACCTCCAATTATCATTAAAACTTTGTCCACTTTCATTGCAACAAGTCTTTCAACCATTCTATCATAATTTACAACTATTCCTTTGGGAAGACCTTCGCCATCCGGAACAGATATCACATCACTCTCATTATTTTTAATATAAAAATATTTTATTTTTGTTCCCTCAATAATTTTTGGAAAATATTTTTTGTTCCAAAATCTGGCACCACGAACATGAATAGAATTTGATTTATATGATTTCATCGGTTTCTTTATTGACATTGGTAAACCAATTCTATCAGGGGGAATTGTCTTTATTTCTTTCTCAAATTCTGAAATATAGTTTTGTATATCCTCAATTGATTTATTATTTTTTAGAATCATTTCAAATACATTCTTTAAAAAGTTTCTAGCAATTCTTGGGGTATCCGAACGCACAGATTCAACACCAGTGTATTGCATTTCATCAACATCTTTTCCCTCATCATTAATTACATACAAAACATATCTCTTTTTTCTTTCAAAGAACATTGCTCTCCTAGCTATTATTTCTTGTTTAAAATTAAATGAATCTGGTTTTGCATCAAGCTCTTTCTCGAAATCCTTCATCTTTCCATTAACAAGAATTTGGATTCTGGAACATTCTTTTTTAGCATCATCAAGATTATCAACTTTCAGAGAAATAAAAATGGAATCTGTATCATTATAAATTATTTTAAATCCCTCTTCTGTTAGTTTTTTATTAGTATACTTTATTATTTTTTGCCCTGTTTTTGTTACTTTTTCAGCAAGACTAACATCATAAAATCTGCTACCAACAAATCCAAGATATCCATACAAACTATTACAAAGAATCTTATAAGCCCATTGAGTTAAAAAATCTCTTTGGCTTCTTGTTTTCTTGTATAAATCCTTATACTTTTTTCTTGTTACTAACAGTTCTTCGAGTATTTCTGGAACCAATCCCTTTTTCTTTTCCCCTTCTTTTATCTCTGGACTAATATTCAAAGCTAGTATAATTGAGGGATACAACGCTGTGGCATCCAAATCAATAACCCATTCGTGAACACCAACCACTGGTTCTCCAACAAATGCACCAACATACTTTTTTCTTTTTGCGTTCTTTGGTTTGGTTCTACCTACCACACCCTTGCCCTTTAGTTTACAAAGTATCATGTTATCAAAAACTTTAGAATTATAAAGTGTGTCCTCAAAAGAAACTCTTCCAACTCTCCTTATTCCATCAGCAAGCTTAATAAATTGTAGTTTCTCCTCAAGTCTTACAACAAGCTCAACATCTTTTCTATTATACTCAATATACTTGTGCACATCATTCTTCCATAGTTCTCCTAAGGAACCATCGTATTTAGTTTTTCCCTCACCGAGTTCATCGTGAGCAACATTATCAAGAGAATAACTTTCCTTCTCATTCTGTATTCTGTGTTTATAATGTTCGAGATAATCTAGTGAAGATAATCCAGCAAATCTGTAAACATCTTTGTGATCATCGTATGATACTTCTCCAACTGGACTCAATTTGTTTTTTAAATTGAACTTGTTTAATCTATTGTGCATGTATGGTAAATCATAATAATTTGTATTCCAACCAGTAACAACATCAAAACTTTTGCTCTCCCAAAATTTAATAAAATTATTTAACATATCTTTTTCTGAATCAAAAATAAATATTTTTTCCTTATTATCAAAATGTTTTTTTTCTTTCTCATGCCATGCAAAAGTATATGTTTTTTTATCCCAAGAATCATAAATACTTATTGCTGTTATTGGAAACTTAGCTTGGTGAACATTAGGTATGGCTTTTGTTTCCTCATCAATCAAGTTCTCAATGTCTATAAATGCTATTCTAAATTTACATTCTTGTATTGGTGTTTTATAAAAATTGTCTATTAAGAATCTATTGTGATACAAAATATCTGCTTCATAAGTGTGCTTATATTTTTCTCTCTCTTTCCTAACATCACTTGGGTGATTTACAAAAACTTTTTCTAAATCACTTTCTTTGCAAAAAAGTTCATTAGATTTATTTGATCCAAAAAAATACGGTTTGAAATCTGTAACATACTTATACTTTTTTTCGTCACCCTCGTAATACCAAACATGAAAATCTTTTCCACTTGGGTGTATACTAATTATATTATCCATCACCACCACTCCCCTTCAAAAATAACTATTTCATTGTATTTATCTTTTATTTTTATTACCTCATCTGGTATGCAAAAATGTTTTCCAGATCGTGCATAATAGCTTGGGTGATTAACACACACACCAATATCTCCCTTGTCTTTGTCATCAACTTTTAAGTGATAATCTTTCAATATTTCTTGAACAGATTTACCAAGGAAAAAAATTGTTTTTGTTTCCTCATTTACTAAGTCTGATAAAAGATTAAAATAAATTTTCTCAAAGCTCTTCATGACTTCTGGAGTTGGATTAACAAATTTTTTACCTGTCCTATCTGTTAAAACAAGAGGGCAAACATTTATTACAGCACAGTTCTTGTATCCTCCCAAATAATATATCCACTTGTCCAAAATCTTTCCACTAATTCCGGAGAAAGGTTCCCCAGTTATTCCCGCTTTAATACATGGTGCTTCTCCAACAAAAATAAATTTGGGATTAATACTACCCTTATGGATAACTATTTTTTCTCCCTTATGGTTTGGGTTCTTTTTAGTATCCTCAACATATCTTTTTTTTATTGTTTCCCATTCTTCACCAGTATTCATGTGTTCCCCTTCTTCTAAGTTTTTTATAGTTTGTTCTGATCTTTCCTATACCATTTTTATCAACAAAAGATTTAACAACATCTGGATGCTTTTCTTCCATTGCTTCAGAAAATATTGTCGAACGCTTATAGTCTTCTGAGTTTCCACCAACATCATTCCTTCTCAATGGAACTGTTTCAAAAGAATAATCAAAAAATGTTCCAATAGCGTGACCATTTTTTCTTAATCTAATATTCATGTCAGTATCCTCATGAAGTCTAATATTCTCATCAAAATTACCAACTGTTATTGCTTTGTCAACATTAATTAGAAAGAATGTTGCAACACTTCCCTTGTCCAAAAAACTAGATTCATCTCTTACGAATCTTGTAATAAAAGAAAATGCCAATCCAAGTAATGCTATATTGTTTTCTTTTGCAAATTCAAACATGTCATCAAAAGTTTCTTTGATATTTTCATTCCTAATATATTTTTTGTTCTCTCTTTTTCTTATTCCCATTACGTCATCATCAATCATGAAGATAAATTTTTTTCTAGCATTAAAGAAATGCTCTGTAATAAATTTTCTTGCAAATCCTATGCCTCTATCATCATCAGGAAGAACTATAACATTAAATTCATTGTTCTCATAAAGTTCCCTGTCTTGTGGTTCGATGAAAACAAAAACATTTTTCATTCCCTTTAATAGTTTGAATGTTTTTCCATCCGGTCTTCCTTTACTAGGAATACATATTGCATAATTACTCAAGAAGAATCTCCTCCCAATTTTTCTCAGACCACTTTGGGAAGTTCTTTAATTGTTTTTCACACAATTCTTTCCTCTCACTTATGCTTAAACCTCTAACCCATTTGAGTGCTGTTTCAACCTCACTAGAATTACTAACAAGTAATCTCTCATCAATTAGATTCTCTACTCCATACATATCTTTTTCAGCTATTACAAGACTCCCACTACGCAATGCCATTATTGGTCTTGTTGGAATAAGACCAAGATGCTTTGTTGATTCTGATCCTCCCCAAAAAGTGCAGAGACCATTGTTAAAATATTTGTATGCATCTCCGTGCTTTCCAAGTGCTCCAAGCCAATTCGCTTTTATTCTTGCCTTTGTTTCATCTTTCCATCTTCCAATAACAGCTGTTGAATATGGAACATTAGAGAAAAACTTTTCAATCATTGAAGCCCTTGAATTTGCTTTTGTTCCTCCACCTTTGTTACTATCGTTTTCTCCACCAATCCAAACAAGATCATAATCTGGTTTTTCTTTTGGTTCAAATCTTGGATCAATATCTGAATATCCAAGACACATATACTTGTAACTTATTTTGTCTCCATATTTTTCGTACTTAAATTCTTTTGGGAACGCATCTACATTTTGGAAGTGATGCAATATAAAAATATCTTTGTCCAATAGTTTTTCTTTTGTTCCAAAATACTTAACAAAAAGTTTTCTCATGTTATTGTCATTAAGATCCTTTACGTTTTCCCAAGTATCCTCTGGATTAAATCTACTGAAAGGAAACTCTAAATGTCCATGCTGATAATAAATTATCCTTCCATTAAATTCACTCATTAATTTAAAGTTTTGATCAATATAGTTTCCTTCTGAACCAGAGAACATTGTATTAGTAGCTCCGTTCTCAATAACTAAAACATCTGATTCATTCAGCTTGCTCCTATCATTTTTTAATTTTGAGAACCAATTATCATCCATCAAGAAACCAGATGTCTTCATTAACTCCTTGTCTGATTTTTTTATTTCAGAAACAATATTAACTTCGTGACCTTGTTCTAACCAATCATGAAGTAACCCACTTCTTATTTCTGTTCCGAGCATACTAATACTTCCAGTTGATAAATTAAATTCAACTGGTGCACCAAACCTTGCGAAAGCTATTTTCATTCCAATCATCTCCTAGTTTTTGCTTAAATCAAACCCATAATCTCTTTGCCAAAGTATTTCATAAGGCATGGGATTGTATTTGTAAATAACATTATCATCTTTGTCAGATCCACAAGGTGAAACTTTTCCATTAAAATAATTGTTCGGTCCTTTTGGAGTTCTAGTACTATTCCATTGTTGACGCATGAACAACATGATATCACTATTAACCCTTTGCCCCTCACACATCCCAGACACTTCAATACTATCATTGGTTAATGCTTTTTCATTCATCCACCTACTATCCTCTTTATTTTGAACTTGGTCAAATGTTATTAACTCGTCCTCATACTTCTCATTAATTACATCATCAACACTATTCTTTTTCCAAAAGTTTCTTCTAGCTTGAACCAAAAACTCTGTCCATTGTGTTCTTGTGTAATTACTTAGATCCTTGTGCCAACTCGTATTCTGTTCATAATCCGGTAACCCACAACAACTTCCACTCATGTTAAGTTCTTTAAAATCTGGATCCGAACAAGCAAACTGAACATCATTATCCAAACACCATTTATATATTTTTCTAATATATGGTTCTTTAACATCCCTATTCAAACGCAAGTATCCCCCTCTTGTAGATGGAGAAAGTTTTTTACTATACTCTACAATATCGAATCCAATAGTTTTACTTATCCAGTTCTGCATTCTCTTTATTTGTGGATTTGCTCTTCTATCAACGCAATACCATTCTGTTGAAATACTATTTACTTTTGCTTTCTTTGCTCTCTCAAGTAATTCATCTAGAGTCAAGTCACTTGTTCCCATCATGAATGGACGCAATCTTATCATGGTGTAGTATCCCATTTTTCTAAAAAGCTCGAGTGCTTCGAATCTTTTCTCTGGAGTGGGAGCACCATACTCTATTTCTTTTGCGTGTTCCTCATTCATTGTAATAATACTATACATAAAAGCATAATTCTTGTTCTCCTTATTCTTTTCAAACAAATCAATTAATCTATCATTTGGATAAAATTTGCTACAGAAACGCACTGGATACTTTGTTTCATTAAACAATTTAATGTATTCCTCCCCCTTATGATACTTGTTCTCGAATACACTATCAAATGGATCAGCCATGCTTCCCCATTGCAAAACCTTTCTCAAACTATAAAACCCTTTCCACTTGGGATCGTTTGGTCTGTTACCTAAAAGGGTTTCCTTAAACCTTTTAAAATCTGTTGTCTTAAGTTCCATTCCAGTCTTACTTTTTGTTACTGCTGGATTGTTAGATTTTTGATTATAAGCAAAACAATAACAACAACTGTTTCCACAAAAATTATACTGGTCAAAAGTATTGGGCATTGAACAATCTGGATACTCACTACTTATTCTTGGTGCTGAATAAAAACAACTTTTGAAAAGTTCTCTATTCTTATTTGTATCTATCCATCTCTGGAACTTTTCTTCTCCAAAACCCTCTGTTGATTTAACCTCACCAAAACCTTGTTTCGCTTTCAAAGACATATTCTCCCCCCTTTACCTTGAATACAGTTTTGTTCCCTGCACTCTCTTCCTTAATTATTCCTTTCTCGAGTAGCTTCAAGAAAAGCATTAATGGTTCTAGTTTATGAACATTAGGTTCCTTAAACTGAAGCAAATCAAAGTGTTTTAAAAAGCTTCTGAAGAATCCCTCATCATTAAAAAACAGTTTCGCTGTTCTATAATAAGGTATTTCTTTCTCCTTAAACTTACTCCTAAAATCCTCTGGAGTGAAAACAGTTTTCTCCATCTTGTGTCTCTCCGTTGTATCAGTTATTGATTCAACTTTCTCAACCTTGTTCTTTAATTCCTTAGCTTTATTTTCTATACTTCCAAAATTCATTCTACCACCACTCCGAGTTATTAACTAATTTTGTTTGCTCAAACTTTTTTATTTTGTATCCAAGTTTTTTCATTTCGTTTCTTCCATACCCAAACTTTCTAGCAAGACTCTCTTTCTCTGTTTTGCTCAATATATTAAGTGATTCTTTTGCTCTCTTAATACTCATCTTATAATATTTAGCTATGTCAGTAACGAAAAATAATGGTTCTTCCTTTTTCATCTTTTTTATATATGTCCACTTGACGAATTTTTTGGGTAATAATTTTTGTGCAAAGTAATACCACATATCCGTTGGAAGTGTGAACGAATAATTATTAAGAATCTCCGCTTCTTTCTCAAACCCATTTATGCAATGAACCCACCTATTAAGAAGTAATGGATTCGTTTCCTTTAATTGCTCTGCATCAAACACTTCCTTGTTTGTTAAACCATTTACGATATCAAAAAAACTACTCATTTTACCACCACTCATGCTCCACAACTTTTTTTCCGTCTTCTCCAATTTTTTTGAAGCAAGTTGAGCCATACCCACGATCAACACTAACTGGATCAGTTAGTTTTCTTTTGCATCTTAAACATTTAGTCATTCAATTCACCATTTAAAAATTCTTGTTCATTAATTCTAACAAAATTACAATCAAGTTCTTCTGTTATCTCTTGTTGTCTTATTATATCTTTTTTTATAAGTTTATTACGTGATGTATAGTGATGAGATTCATCTACTTCATACGCAGTATTAGTTGTTTTACAATATCCATCTAAAAAATATCCACAAATACGATATTGTCTTTCTATTTTTATTTTGATTTTTTTCTCTATGTTATCAAGTATTTGTTTTTCATTCTTTCCTATTGTTCCCCAAAATAATATTCCGTGTTTTATATTATAATTAATTTTTGCTTCTCTAAGTTTTCTTCTGTGGGTTTTTGAAAGAGGTCTTCCTGAACGTGATATTGACATATTCTTTCTAGCTTCCTTACCCATCTTTTTTCCTTTATGTGCTTCACTTAATTTTCTTCTAGTTTCTTTAGAAAATTTTCTTCCTTTCATGGCTAAAGACATTCTCCTTCTTCCTTCTTTTGAAATCTTTCTTCCTTTACTAGCCCGACTTATTTTCCTTTTTGTTTCTTCTGAATGTTTTTTCCCTAACCGATAATTTCTCTTTTTAATTCTTGTTTCTTCTGAACACACTCTATTGGTGTTACTCAAAATAAGTGCCTTTCTTCGTTCTTCTGTAAAAGCCAATCTCATTTTTCTTTTTGTTTCTTCTGAATGTTTTTTTCCTTTTTGTGACAAACTC